TGAAAGTGAAAACTATCAAAGAATCTTACTTCATGAAAGAGTCTGTTGAATCAGAATCAGAAGTTGATAAAGTTGTTGGAACAGATCAAGCTCTTACTGAGCACACTTCTGATTCAATGTCAAGATACACCTCAGCACTTAGTTCACACGTATTTAAGTAAGCTGTAAAAACTATTTTTTTAAAAAAAATAAACATTAATAGGAGAAACTAAAATGTTTAAATCAGATCAAGCCCTTATGGAAAAATGGGGTCCCGTATTGGATCACGCAAGTGCACCAATTATCGAAGACTCTCACAAGCGTGCAACAACAGCGCGTCTTTTAGAAAACACTGAAGAAGCTCTTAAGCAAGAACACGCTGCTTCTTCTTATTCAATTAACGAAGCACTTGCTGGTACTACTACTGCTTCTGCTGCTAACCCAGATCCAGTATTGATTTCATTGGTACGTCGTGCAATGCCTAACCTTATTGCTTATGATGTAGCTGGTGTACAACCAATGTCTGGCCCAACTGGTCTTATCTTCGCAATGAAATCACGTTACGATGATCAATCAGGTGGTGTTACTACTGCTGATACTGAAGCTCTAGGTCTAGACGAAGCTGATACTGATTTCTCAGGTGCTGGTACTCATGTTGCAGGTCACGCAAATACTACTGGTGTAGCTCTTTCTACTCTTACTGGTGGTACTGCTCTTCCAGTAGGTACGGTTGTACAGGTTCTAACTGCACCTGCTTCTGGTTCTACAACTGCTGCACAATGGGGTACATTTGGTGGTACAGGTACTGCGGACGCGATTCCTTCTGTTGGTGATATCATCGAAGTTACTGCAACTGGTGGTACTGGTGCCGGCACAGCTACTGTAATCGTTATCAGTGGTACTGGTACTGGTTCTACTACAGCTGCTGGTGAAGATGGTGCTCCTGGTTCAATGGGTTTCACTGTTGAAAAAGTAACTGTAGAAGCTAAAACTCGTGTACTACAGGCTGAATACACTATGGAATTGGCTCAAGACCTTAAAGCTGTACACGGTCTAGATGCTGAAGCTGAATTGGCTAATATCCTTTCTGCTGAAATTCTTGGTGAAATCAACCGTGAAGTTATCCGTAGCATTAACGAACTTGCTAAAGTAGGTACTGCTGGTGTTGCTAAAGGTGTACTAGCTCTTGCTCCAAGTAGTGGTAGTGCTGGTGCTGATGGTGGTTCTGGTCGCTGGCAAGCAGAGATCTTCCAAGGTCTAGCTTTCCGTCTAGAGCAAGAAGCTAATCAGATTGCTAAGGAAACTCGTCGTGGTAAAGGTAACTACGTCATCTGCTCATCTAACGTTGCTGCTGCTTTATCTGCTGCTGGTTCTATGGCTTATGGTTCAGGCCAAGAAGCTGCTACTCTAGCTGTTGATAATGCTGGTAATACTTTCGCTGGTACTCTTAAGAACGGTATGAAAGTATATGTTGATCCTTATGCATATCAGGACTATGCTACTGTTGGTTATAAAGGTACTAACACTTATGACGCAGGTCTATTCTACTGCCCATACGTACCACTAACTATGATGAAAGCTGTTAACGCTGAAGACTTCCAACCTAAAGTTGGTTTCAAGACTCGTTACGGTCTACAACAGAATCCATTCGCTGGAACTGGAACTGGTCGTGGTACTGCTGGTACTAACCCTTACTTCCGTCGTAACTTTGTTACTGGTATCTAATCAGTAATAACTTCTTCGAAGTAAATTTAAAGGGGGATCTTCGGATCCCTCTTTTTTTGCGTATAAATAAAGATATAACGGAGATAAATTATGGCAGTGACAACTAATAAAAACTTTCTAAGTCCTACAGGATTTGCATTAAAGATTGATTACAATAAGTATCCTAATCTCGAATACTTTTGCACGGCAGCAAGCTTACCAGGAATCAGTATGACCGAAGCTCCTGTTCCATATAAAGGTGCTAACATTGGGTTTGTCGGTGATAGAATCAATTTTGAAGACTTGACAGTAAGATTTAATGTAACCGAGAACATGGAAAACTTTATCGAAACGTTTAATTGGATGCACGATATCGTAAATGGCACTGTTGAGATGAGTGAGGTTATGTCAGATGCTACTTTGGTTGTACTCAACTCTCATAACAATAAATCAAAAGAGATAGAATTTAAAGACATATTCCCTACTGCACTATCTGGTTTGCAGTTTGATACTGCAAGTGATGTTGAATATATTACAGCTGAAGTAACGTTTAAGTACTCATACTTCGAAATAAAATAAGCATATATATAATTATAATACTGATTGATAAGGTTACAACTATATGATTGATTTAAAGTCCATTCTAGAAATGTGGCAGAAAGATTGCGAGATAGATGAAATGCAGTTAGATGAAGCATCTCGTGAATCTGCTAAACTTCATGGTAAATACCTAGAACTTATGAGCATCAATAAGCTTACGTTAAGACGACGTGAAGCTGAGTTTAAAGTATTGCTCAAAAATAAGTGGTTACACTATAACGGTAAACTATCTAAGCAAGAGATGGATGATCTCGGTTGGGACTATGATCCTCTTGGTGGTCTTACTGTACTTAAAGGAGACATGGATAAATTCTATGACTCAGATCCCGTTATACAAGAAGCACAATCTAAAATCGAATACCTCGAAGAACTTGATAAGACTCTAAAAGAAATCTTAGAGAATGTTAAGTGGCGTCATCAAAATATCAAGAACATTATTGAATGGAACAAGTTTACTAGTGGAGTATAATGGATAAAATTATAGTATCTAAGGCTAATCACGTATTTCTTAATATACAGACTGATGCTGGTATTGAGATGGAATTAGCTGATCATTTCTGCTTTTATGTGCCAGGATATAAGTTTATGCCTGCATATAAGAATCGCATGTGGGACGGTAAGATACGATTATTTGATGTTCGTAAAAAGCTATTATATACTGGTCTATTTAAATACCTTAGTGAGTTTGCTGCATCACGTGATTATGAAATAGAAGTTGAAGATAGCCATCACTATGGTCGTCCGGATATAACAGAGAACATAGATGTACCTGCACTATTAGATGAGTTACATTTAACTGCCGGTGGTAATAAGATTGAAGCAAGAGGATATCAGCAAGAAGCAGTACATCATGCATTAAGTAATAGACAATCGTTGTTACTTTCTCCGACTGCATCTGGCAAGTCTTTAATTATATACATGGCTATTCGTTATTATTTGAGTACGTATGATGAAGGTAATATTCTATTGATTGTACCGACTACTTCTCTCGTAGAGCAAATGTATTCCGATTTTGCCGATTATAGTCAATACGACGAATGGAATGTAGAAGAGGATTGCCATAGGATTTATGGTGGTAAAGAGAAGTATGATATAAAACAACGAGTAGTGATTAGTACATGGCAGTCGATATATAAAGAGCGCGCTCCATGGTTTGCTGACTATGGTATGGTCATAGGTGATGAAGCACATAACTTTAAAGCTAAGTCATTAACTGCGATACTCGAGAAGTGTTGTAATGCTAAATACAGAATTGGTACAACTGGTACATTGGATGGAACACAGACACATCAACTAGTACTAGAAGGTTTGTTCGGTCCAGTACATAAAGTAACTACTACTAAAGCTTTGATTGATTCGAAAGATTTAGCTGATTTAGATGTATCAGTATTACTACTTAAGTATGCTGATGAATATTGCAAACAGATTTCAAAGGTGAAGTATCAGGAAGAGATGGACTTTATCGTAAGGCATGATCCTCGTAATCAGTTTATATCGAACCTTGCTTTAGATCAAGATGGTAATACTCTTATTCTAGTCCAGTATGTTGATAAACATGGTAAACCATTACATGATATGTTAACAAAGAAGTTAGAAGAAATGGGTAGAACGAATCGTAAACTGTTTTATGTATCTGGTGAAACAGGAGTAGATGATAGAGAGAATATACGTGCTATCACTGAAGGCGAATCAGATGCAATTATTGTTGCTTCGGTTGGTACGTTTTCCACAGGTATAAATATAAAAAGACTAAACAACATAATCTTTGCATCACCATCGAAGTCTCAGGTTAGAGTACTTCAATCGATTGGTAGAGGATTACGTAAGTCTACTGACGGTAAAGCTACAAAG